AGTTATTCCTGTTCCTGAAATAACTGAGTTACTTCCATTGTTAGCAGTTCCATTATAAGATGGTCCACTAGCGCCACCACCGACTGTTATGGTATATTGAACACCTGGTGTTAAAGTTAAAACAGATTCTGTAGATGAGTCGGCTCCTGAAGTTTCTGAACCAAATGAATTTCTATATCCACCAGCTCCTCCGCCACCACCACCGACAGATCCTCCCGAACCACCTCCAGCGATAACTAAGAAAGAAGCACTATAAGGTGCTTTACCTGCACTACCAGAACCAAATCCTAAAACTTGATAACCAAAAGATTTATTTTTTTTTGTTTGGATATTTTTTGTATTCTTACCTGGTGTAAGTTTATTTTTTAATTCTCTCATATCTAAATTCCTTATGCGTCGTTAGCGGCATCAGTAGTAAAGAATAATTTTATACCTAATAATTTTGCATCTGCTGTTAAGTTATCTGCTGACACATCTCTAAAGATACTAAAAAATACTTCTTCTCCTGCTGCAGGGGATCCTGCTATTGTAAGCGCTCCACTTTCTGCTGTTACTGCTAAATCGTTTGCTGTACCACTCATAGCTTTTGCTGTCGGTCCTACAGCTGTTCCAAAACCTGTATCAATAGCACCATCATCAGCTACTGCTACCGCATTTAATTTCCATGCTGTAGTTCCTGTGTTTGTTGTAGCAGCTGTAAAAAATGCTTGAAATGTTACTGTGCCTTCGTTCCATGATTTAGGAAATGCTATTGCAAATTGAGCAAACTCATCACTATCTTTATCAAAATCTAAAGATTTAAGTTCAGGTTGTCCAGCTGTTAATTCTGTTTGTTCAAGATCTGCACAACCATTTGTAGTTGTTGGATACATTGCAACTGCTGGAATCCAAATACTTTCTTTTCCTGCAATTTTAATAGCTGCTGTATTATCACCACCATCAACACCTTTTACAACTCCAGTTCCATTAGGAGCAAGAGTTATATCACCATTGGCTGCATCAGTAATTGTAATAGTACCTGAGTTTGTTCCAGAGTTTGTGCTTAAAATAAGGTCAGCAGCTCCACCTGTTGTGACTGTAAGAGTTCCTGCACCATTTGAAGTTAAAACAGCTGCCGCTCCAGAGTCTCCAACCTTTACAGTATCAGCTGAAAGAACAACATCTCCTGTGCCATTTGGTGCAACAGTAATATCATTATTAGCTGCATCTGTGATTGTAATTGTACCTGAATCAGTTCCACTGTTTGTGCTTAATACTAAATCTGCAGCACCGCCTGTTGTAACTGTAAGTGCTCCTGCTCCATTTGAAGTTAACGTAGCAGCTGCTCCAGAGTCTCCAACTTTTACAGTATCACCAGCAAGAACAACATCTCCAGTTCCTTTTGGAGTTATATTAATATCAATATTTGAATCACCACCTGTAGATGAAAGAGTAGGTCCAGCACCAGTTGCTGCGTTTGCAATTGTAAATTCATTTACTGCAGAACCAGTCGCTGTTAAAAGCGCAAGTTCATTTCCGTTAGTATCTAAAATTGAAGTTCCAATTTTTGGTGAAGTTAAAGTTTTGTTTGTTAAAGTCTGTGTTCCAGTAAGTGTAACATCACCAGCGGGTAATGTATCAATATCAGGATTAGTACCATCATTTGCAGTTGCAAATACAAGAGCATCACCTTTATCACCTGCCGCAAAAGTAAATGAATCACCACTTCCTGATGCATATTTAAATTGAACTGTGTAAGAACCTGAAGTTGAATTTCTTAAAAAATAAAATGTTTGAACATCTAAAGGTATTGTTACAATTTGATTTCCTGTAATTGTTCCTGTGAACTCAATCATTCTGTGAGATAAAGTTGCCCCTGTTGATCCATCAGATACAGATAGAGCAGTAGTTTGAGCACCACCAGCTATTGATTGTGTTGTGTATCCACCCGAAATTTGTTCTATAATTTGTAAATTGGTATTAGTTTTTGTACCCCATGTTCCTGCGTTTTCACCAGTTGCCTGAAGTTCAACTCCTAAAGGTGTGTATGTTGATGCCATAAATTTTATCTCCTATGCGACGTCACTATAACTTGTATTTGATCCTGTTGCAACATTAGAATAACTACTATTTGATCCTGTTGCTACATCTGTATACGATGTATTTGAGCCCGTGTCAATATTTGCGTATGCCTGTATTCCAAGTAAACCTATGGCAGATGTAAGAGGATCTGTTACTAATCCTTGTACCACGTCTACAGGTGTAATAGAGCCAACAGAAACGGTAGCTGATACTCCTGTTAAACCTACCACATCTGCAGGTAAAATAGATCCTACTGAAGCAGTAGCAGATACTCCTGTGATGTTTAATAATTCTACAGATCCTGTAGTTAACTCTCCAACAGATGTAGTCGCAGATACTCCTGTAATTTCACTTGGACCAAATTCTAATCCTAAAGTTCCTAAACTAGATGTTGCAGCTATACCACTTACAGGTTCTGTACTTGCACCAAAAGCAACTCCTAATACTCCTACGCTTACTGTTGATGATTGTCCATCAAGACTAATAGTTGGACTAATTACAAAACTAACACTACCAACATTTGATGTTGCTTCTTGACCATTTAACTCATATGCAAATTCTAAAGTAGGAGATCCAACACTTGCTGTTGCTTCTCTACCAACTAAAGGAATAACTTGATTAGGAGATTCACCCCAAGAATTATCTCCCCATGCATCTCTACCCCAACCAACTAAAGTTCCAACATAAGATATTGTTGGAGTTGCAAACTCTGCTTCTACTCCTGTTAAAGGAACACCTATTTCACCATCAACTTGCGTACTACCAACACTAGCTGTCATTGAGTGTTGTGCACCAATCATTTCTAATTGGTATATAAATTCTAAAGTAGGCGAACCAACACTAGCAGTTGCCTCAAGTCCAGAAAGAGAAATAGTTTCATCTCTACCTTCGCCCCAATCAGCTGTACCCCAAGAAAGTCTGCCCCAACCTGTTTGATTTGATTCTTCTGTTGTACCAAGTGATGCTGTTAAACTATAACCTGTTACTGTGATAACAGGATCAAAACTTTCACCCCAAGGTTCTTGGCCCCAATCATCTCTACCCCAACCTTGAGCTGCGTATGCAGCAACAGAACCGATTGAAAAACTTGCTGATACTCCTGTTAAATCTATTAGATTGCTATCTTGTTCGCCCCATAAACCTTGACTCCAGGTTGTACCTGATCTATTCCAAGTATTCGCGGACATAAGGTTTTACCCCCTATGCTATACGGATTATTGCGTTAGATGCGTCTGCTGTTGGAAATTGAATTGTGAAAGTTCCACTTGATACTGTTTTGTCACCACCGAAAGCGATAACTGCAACAGCTTTATCAGATTGATCGTCGTTATAAATTAATGCACCATTAGCTGTAAAAGATGCTGAAGTATAACTAACATCTGAAAAATCACAGATAGCAGTTGTTCCAGAAGTGGTTGGTGTAACACTTGTTAGTGTCGCTCCACCCGCAGTATAAGCAGTTCCAGATGAGTTTGTAATTTCGTTTGATGTTGAGTAAGCAGTTGTTCCAGCACCTAAAGATGCATCACTTGTAAATAAAGCTATTTTAAAAGTGTCTCCACTTGTGGCTGTAAAGTTGTGTGTACCAACTAAAATTTCTTGTTTGAAACTTGTACAAATTGCCGATGTTATTGCCATAATTTTTCTCCTATGGGTTTGCTGAGTTTACTGGAATACGAATAGCGCCATCAGTGTAGTCATCTCTTCGTCTTCTACCAACTTGCTCGTTAGCAAACTTCTGTATCTCTTGTTTATACTTATTTTCATATAGTGTCAACATGTCTATTGGGCCTTTTAAAAAACCATAAGTTTCAGATAGACAACAATATAATAGACCATTTGGAAAGTTTAAACTAATATAATTAGTATCATTATTCTCCAATAATGCAGGTGCAGCATTATAATGAACTCTAAATTTATATGTAGTATCAGGAACTGGAGCGAACATCATTCTTCCAGATGTAGTATCAGACTCCCCTGTTCCACCTCCAAACATAGCGTAATATTTAGGTTGTCCTCTTTTTCCAGATGCTGTGGAAGAAACATATTCTTGTAAATACGTAATATCTTTTTTTTCTAACCATATATTAGGTCCAGTTACAGCTGAAGTAGAGTCATAAACTTGTATACCTCTAATAAATACAGCTCCTGCTGGAGCATTAATTGTTTCTTGACCTGTAACTAAATTACCTGATTGTTGTTTTCTATCTGCATCAATAGGAACATCTCTAAAAATTCTATATTGTGCATTTAATATTATATTCTCTAATACACTATCTGATAAAACATTTGAGTCTGTTTCTGTATAACTTCTTATTTGTGTTTTTAATCCTGATGCACTTAAACCTGCCATTATTTCGCTCCTGCCAGTTCCCTACATTTAGGGCAACGATGTTTATATTTATTGTGTTCATCACAATAACCTTTTACCTCTTCGTACAAAGTAAGATGAGGATCTTGTTTTTCTGGTATAAAAAAGTTTTTAATCCAATTCCAAATTTTATTTATCATGCTTCTATTGTTACAGGTCCTATTGAACAACCGTAACCTCCTCCTTTTATTTCACCAGTTGTAGCAGTATCTGTATCAACTGTAAAATGAAAATAATTAGATGTAGCATAATCTGTTGTTACGGCTGCATCATTTTTATATAATCCTGTTGTAATTGTATAACCCGCTGACTTTGCTATATTAGCACCTGTAATACCATCAAAACTTTCTGGATTTGAATATGTAAATGAACTTCCTGCAGATGTAGTTGGTGATCCTCTAAATCTATAAGTTGTTCCACTAGTTAAACCATGTCCAGGTGAAAATACATTTATAATACGAGATCCCGCTTCATATGTTTCAAAACCATTATCTGGTATTCTAACAGTTGTTGCAGGTTCTGTTCTATCAGTTCTTACATTTAATAATGCAATTGCATCAGCACCATTTGGTTTTGGTTCTAATTGTGGTTGTTTAGGTTCAAATTCTGTAAAATGAACGAACGCACCATTCCATTCTCTAACCATTTCTTTATATGGAAACTCCATACCAGATCTATCTGATATTGCTTTTGCATATTTTCCTGTTGCGTATTTAGACATTATGTTCCTGGGTAATAAGCTTTAGGTGTAATAAATGTACTTGAAGCCGAACCATCTTCTGCTAGTGCTCTTGATAATTCATCTTCATAGTATAGTTTCATTTGTTGAACTAATTGTGGTTGATATTTTTGTGCAAGATAAAAAGCTAAACCTGAAGTCATACAAGGAACAAATCTAAATGGAACATCTGTTGCATTAGTATAGTCTCCAACATCTTGAATTCTTTTTATAAAATAAAAATGCATATCTTTAGATGCATTTGTAGAATCTGGTGTTGGATAAATATGTATCCTAACTTTATCAATAAATCTTTCTACCCAATATTGATTTGGTGTTCCTTTAGATAATTTATTAGAAAAACCTGCATAAGTAGATCTATCTACCTTAGTCATTGGTGAATCTGATTGAGTTGTTTGAGTTCTATTAGATCTTAATTGTGCTTCAAGAACATCGGACATTCCATAAATTCCATTTGTTGGAGTTGTTGTTGCAGAAGTTCCATCACCACTAGCTCTAAAAAAATCATAATCTGATTGACCTTCAATTAGATCAAGATTAGTTTCATCTATTTCCCAATAGTGAATACCTCTATTACCCCATTCTTGAAATAATATATTTAAAGATCTTCTAGCAGATTTAAGTTGATATCCTGCTACAGAATTTAATCCGATACGTTCAAAAGCATCTTCTATTATCTCTTCAATAGAAAAAGTTTTGTCGAACGTTGTTGTTCCCGAAGTAGTATTAGCCATTTAAACTCCTACGATTCGTAAACTTTAATCCATTCACAAACGATTGTACCTGTATCTCCTGCTGCACAAGCTGGTAAAACGACGTTTACATCACCAGTAAATCCACTAGCTGATGTATTTTTTAATCCGCCAAAACTAGAATAATCATATTCCATCTCACCTGCTAAAGTTTGAAATACAACATCTGTTGTTGCATCCCATTGCATTCTAATTGCATCAGCTGGTGCTGTTACAGAAACATTAAAACTAACTTTATTTAGTCTTACAGTTTTGCAAGTTTTACCGTTGTTTGATGCTAATTCAGAAACGTCAACTATTTTAGTTGTGCTTCCAGAGTTATCAGAAACTACATTGTAGTGAGTGATAAGTTTTTTTGCTCCGTCAAATACAGTTGTATTTAATACTGTGTCTGCCATGTTTTTGTCCTCC